GTCCACCGTCTTCTCGATATCCAGCTTCCCTCTTAAGGCTCTAAGGATACTCTTTTGGTGATGGGGCAGCTTCCAGGTATCCGGGTCGTCAGGGTCGCTGACGATGGCAAATGCCTCCTTAGGTAAGCCTTCTTTAGTTTTGGATAGCCCTTCTTTTACGGTCATATCTACCTCACCCCCTTTATCCCCCTCTCCTTAAAAGGAGAGGGGGAGGTATTTTATTAAAGAGGGGGCTTCGCCCCCTCTTAGACACCTGGTTAATTAGGGACCATAGTCAGTAGTTTTAGACACCGCCGGGTAATAGGGTTTGTAGAGGGAGCTGATTCTAACCCTATTTCTCCTGCCCAGCCTCTTTAGCTCCCGCCTGAAAAAGTTAAGCCTCTCCCCACCCCAGCTCTGGAACTCCCTGGGGGTTATCGTACCGCCAACATTAACTCGGTTGATGGCATAGGCTGCCCACTCAACGGCGGCATAACCACCGGCGCCGGCAGCAATTAGGTCCTCGTGCTGGGCGGGGATAGTCGAAGTGTCAGCATCAAGGGTATGCAGCTTACCGTAGTAGATATAAGCATTTAAGCCATCGGGGACTTCATCGCCAAGCAGGGTCAGCATGTCTGCCCATAGGGTAAAACTCTGGTATCGCTTCGGGAACTTGTCCACCGGGTATTCCACAGCCTCAACCATGATACGGTCGGTTATGGTAGATATATCAATCTCCCTGGAGCCTGAGGTGGTGGCAATAGTTGTCTTCTGCTCATAGGGGATAGCCTCTGAGAATTCCTTGACGGCGTGACCAATATGCCTATCCAGCTCATCATTAGTCCAGCGGTAGTTAGCCGCATCCTCATCGTGCAAATCTCGGCGGACTATAGCTCTCATTTCGGCTAGGTTCATAATGACTACTCCTTTAGCTTTCTGACCTCTACCCTATCCAACCTAGTGCAGGGTAAGCCTTCATCGTGTCGGCAAATCTCCAAGTCACAAAAGGATATCTCCTCATTAGGCTCACCCTCATTGATGCTGGCGGATTTGGTGGCTATTTGCTTAGCATAGTCCATCAGGAGTTGGGCGTCAGCCTGTTTGTCAAAACATAAATCAGTTCTCACTCTATATTTCATTACACTACTCCAAACAGAGGCTTTTCCTTGGTTACACCACCCGATAGACTACCCTGACATAGCTTGAGTTCTTCACCTTAGCCCTACCCTGGTTGGCTTCGTTGCACTGGAGGATAAGCCTAATCTCAAAGGAGACGCGATTGAAGTTGGTTTCGGGCTCAAAGTAACCGCTCCGGGTACGAGATTTATAGGTTGTCCCAACATCGGTTTCGGTGACGGCAGGGTGTAGGTCAACCCAGGTGCCGTCCTTGTTTCTTGCCTGCCACTTCCAGATAAGGTCAGCGGTAGACGAGGAGACCGCCTTGAACTCAGCAGTGAGCCCGAACTCTACCCAGAGGATATCCCCCTCGAGACCAGGGTTAACAACCTTAGTCAGGACGTCGACATCAACATCGGCATCACCGGTGGTAACCTCAGCCGAATACTGGATGCCGTCCTCGGTTAAAGCTCCCGATACCAGGCGGTCTTCGAAGTCCCGGTTGATATCGACTCTGACTGGAATCTCACCAGGGGCAGTGATAATCGCTTTCATTTTCAAATACCTCCTTAGGGGGAGCCTCTGGGAGAAGCTCCCCCAAATTAGCTGATTTAGTCTCTAACCCCGATAAGTTTAGCCAGCTTAATTTCGGAGAAGAGAGCTAGTGATACATACCACTTGATTCGGGTTCGGGTGGCGTCCTTACTCTCCAGTTGGCCGACAGGCTCAACGGTAAGGTGACCGGGTGCGGTCAAGCCGCACAGGGCACCCTCGCCGAACTGCATAGCATAGATTGTGGAGCAGTCGGTTGAAGAGCCAACGGTCTGGGCATCAGAGACCCAGTCGCTGATACCTACAGGAATACCATCCCACAACTGGACGAAGTTACCCCACTTATCACGGTCGGTCTCCATCACACCCGAGCCGGAAGCCCTGATCAGGGCGTTAAGCTTGCGCCTTGAGCGTCGGCTCATAAGCAGTAAATCGGGGTTGCCGCCGTGGATTTTGTCAATAAGCTCATCCAGTTTAGCCATGGTCAGGGTGCCACCGTTGGTGGGGTCACCAGCGGAATCCTGGATTGCAAGCTGGCTGCGGCGACAGGTCCAGGTTACGGTGCCATCGTCTACCGTGTCCCCCTCGACCAGTGGCCAGGTTGGTTCGCTTGCCCCCGAAGTCCCGGCGGTTGTGCACTCATAGCGAAAGCCGTTGAAAGTGGTAGCATGCACGAAGTCGCCCAAAGAGTAGGCGGTTGACGCCGCCCAAGCGGAGTGCATGACGACCACGCCATCAATGCCGAGAAAGTCTTTGCTCTCGGCAGTACCTAGGCCATTGATAAAGGTATCCTCAAACTCGTATTTAACTGCCTTAGCCGTGAGCTCGACAACAGTAGACTCAACATCCTGGACATTAGACCGAGTTGCCTTGATGAAATTATCGAGGTCGGCATGCTCACCAAGAATATGGAGCTCAGCGGTAACCCTGTCAAAGGTAGGCGGAACCGGCTCATCCCAGGCCTCGTTGACGTTATACCACTTGACTCCAGGAAGTGTTTTCTCTCGGTTATAGATTAGACTGTTGCCGACAATCTCGATGAAGGGCAGTCTCTGGAGGATGGGTGAGTCCTTAATGATGGTCTCCACCACACCCTGCAGCAGAATGTCATTGGATAACTTAGATGCTTCTTCTAGCGTTAAAGCCATTATCTTTTACCTCCTATTGCATATTGGATTTTCTCCCGTGGGGATAGAGCTGACAGGTCAAGGGGTGTTCTCTGTGGAGCGCCGGCGGGGACTTTACCAGAAGCAATTTCCTGTTCAATGCCTCCCCTCACCTTAGAGATAAGGGTCTTGGCATTCTCCAGGGACTGATTAATCTCAGTGATGGTACTGCCGATGATAAGCTCCTCAATGACGCCAGGGCTAGCCTTGACTACCAGGGTTTTGTAGGCAGCAACCGCCTGGGATAGGTCCTCGTTTAGAGCCTCAAGCTTCTGGTTATCATCAACGACGGTCTGCTTGAGGGTAGCGATTTGGCTATCCTTGTCACTGACCGCCATCTCAAGCTCGGCCATGCAGGTATTCTTGGTCTCTAGTTCACCGACAAGGGCTGCCTTCTCCGCCTTCAAGCTGTCAAGCTCTTCCCCGGCTACCTTCAGCTCGTCCTGTAGTGCCTGAATTTCCTCTTCAGTCATGATTATTCCCCCTATGATTATTCCGCAACACTCTCTGCCCCGATGGTATCCCTACGGGGCTCTGCCTGGAGCCATACCGCGCTCTCACTCTCCGCTCCTAGCCGAGCGTGCGCCAAACTCTTTATTCATCTTGAGGATAGTCCCCCTCTCCTCCAGCCACCGACTAAACTCATATTCTGGGTCCTGGATACCAATCTCATCCATTGCCCGTCTCCGGGAGTGGATACCACTCTGGACTAGGGATACTTCGTTGTTTACCTGCCGTGCCATGTCTTGGGGCAATACTGGACCCCAGATGACCCGCAGCCTAAAGTCCTCTGGCTTGAGCCCTGGGTCACTGTATTGGGCAAGGAGCTTCAGAATCATCTCACTCCTGCGGTTATAGACGACTGTCCTGATGAGCCGCTTGCGTCTTACCTTCTGGAGTAAGGGGTGAAGCTCAATCTCGAGGGCTACCCCAGAGAGGTCTCTCTCAGTGCCGCCAAAGGCAGCCCTAGGAGATTCGGCAACATCATGCAGGCTTCTATAGAGTAAATTGATGTAGTTCTCATGCATCCTGACGCCGCCGCCCTGAAGCAAATCCAGAAGGTAGGCTTTGGCATCCTCGGGTATGTTCCACACTGCTCCCGGCTTGACAGCAATATCTCTCGATTCCTCAACATTCTCTAAGACAGCAATAGGGTTACCTGATAGCTCCAGTATTCTAGATAGCTGGCTCATCGCCCGATTTAGCTCTCGCTGAGGCTCCACAATCTGGGGTAAATCAGACATTCCCCAGAACTTCTTGGGCTCCCTAAGGTTAGGGTAGATAAGGAATGGAATGAAGGCATAGGGATTAGGCTTCCTCTCGACAAGGGCATTGGCCAGCCACAGTTCGAAGTCGGTGTTTGTCCAGAGCTCAACCACGGTGGCGGTTTTGGCCTTAGGGGTTATGCCGTAGAGCATCTCGGCCTCCTCAGCGGTGAGGCTATATTTAGAGGCTACCCTCCATAGCCGGGAGGTATCATCGCCCACCCACCAGGCATATATTCCCTGGATATCGGGGGCAGTAACCCTGACCCTCTTTGTTTCTTGATCCCAAATTACTTTATAGCAAGCATCCCCAAGGATGGCACAATCAATCTCGGTCTCAAAGTCGAGCTGCTCCAGATTGTTATACTCGTACACCCGATATAGGGCTGCCTCGGCTCTCTGAGCTCTGGCCCTGGCCTCATCAGAGTCCTCTATGGCATCCACGGCAAAGTTAATACCTGACATTAAGTAGCTGGTAACCTTATCGACTAGCACCTTGGCGTAATTGAAGATTAATCGCTTCTCGCCTCTGATGCCTCTCCCCTCCCAGTGAACACCATGGTAGAAGTCAAGAAGCTCCCTATAGGTCTTGATCCTGTCCATATCCTTACCAGCTAACTGGGTGGGGATAAAGCCTTCATTCATTTCTTAACCCCCTTTAATGCTCTCTGCACCGTGCGCTGGCTGACACCAAAAATTAGCGCCAGCTCCTTTATTCCTTTACCATCTTTACTAAACAGCCTCACCATCTCCTCGTCTCGCAACCCCTTCAACCAGCGCCGCCTGCCCCCAGCTTCCTCATAAACGCATTTGACGAACGAGCAATTGAGGCAGGAGTCAGCTAAATCACAGCCATTATCCCGATAATGGCAATACTCCGGTGGTAAATCCAGCTCAATGCCATTAGACATCACAACTTGCCTTCCAAAAGTAACGGCACAATGCTAGAATAGCACATATGTTCTATTGCAGTCAACAGTATTCTGTCGCATTTAGCAACCTATTGTCAGTTGACGAACATCAATAAATGGGATAAAGTTAATCTATGCCGAA